GTGCCATATAACCTTTGACTCAATTGTTCAATTCGTTCACCGTCTTGCACCTGTACAAAATTATAAAACGTTTGTTGATTTAGTAAAGATTCAGAAGCGGCAACAAAACTTGTTAAGTTTGTTACATTATCATATACACCATCTCCATTTAAATCATATGGTATTGTTTGAAAGTTTGAAAAGTAACTCATATCTTAATATCCTTTTATCTCAACGTCATCTCTGTATATAGGCATTACTTCGTTTAAGGTAACACTTAAGTCCATTTCTACAGGATTGTTATTTTGTTTAAAGAATGATGCTGCATTTGGGTTATAGGTAACAGATACATTTGTTATAACCATTGCAGGCATTGCAGGGATACCAGAAACCCCATGAAACGACACAACAACTTGGTCTGGTACTGTCAAAGTAACGGGACTCTTTCTATTAGCATGAGCTGCCCCCCTAAAGATTCTAACGATGTCTTCACAATCGAGAGATTCTTGAATACTATCAGGGAGCATTTTCCATGTAAAGGTAAATGCTCTTAATTGAGTAGTTTTATATTGCATGTACTCATTAGGGTTTAAAGCCTTACCCATCTGTCTCAGAACCTCTTCACCAAAGGCATTACCGGCAGTACCAGCAACACCTGCAGTAGCCAAAGCTGCTGAGTTACCAGGCAATAAGTCGGCAAGTTTATATGCGATACCACCAGCGATAGCTCCTGCAGCTAATGCACCACCAAGTTGAACGTCTTCTTTGCTGAAATTATCACCCACGCCTAAAATACCGTTCTTATTAATTTCTTCGGCCATAGCAGCTAATTTTCTGGACTCTTGCTCGTAATTCATACTATCATTAACAGAGATAGCAGGAGTCATGTAAAGGGCTACCGTTTCATTAAGCTTCTTCTTACCCTTCATTTCAATAATTTCTGCCTTTCTTTTCTCGAGGGCATTTATTGCTAACTGTTTCCCATCTATAGCTTCTTGGCGATTAGCCTGAGTCAAGCTGACACTAGTTGTATTAAGATGGCTTATGTCACTCGCTAATTGTGCTTTAGCGACATAGTCAGGTTCTATAACTCTAAAGAATTCGAACATAATAAAAGGATCTGGAGAGTTACTACCACCATCTTCAGCCCTAGCGTCTGTGTATTTATTAAGGTCACCATCTACAACATCTGAATTAAACTCAAATGATGATTCAGATGAATTGCCTAAAGAATTGGGGTATGATAAGTACTTACCTTCACCACCACTTGTTTTACCTGGACGATTCCAAGCATCAGCAACATCTCCTGCAAAATCAGATACTGTGTCAGATATACTTTGAAATGGGTTTCCCATAGTCGAATAAATAGTTATGAATAATACTTATTTATACAGATTATGAGAAAAACTTACAGCGGAAAATACAAAGTTAAGTATCCAGAAAAATACAATGGTGATCATACTAAGGTTACATACAGATCCTATTGGGAGAAACAAACCTTTAAGTGGATTGAAAAGCAAAGTTGGGTTAAGTGGTGGAATTCAGAAGAGACCATTATACCATACATTTGTTCTACTGACAAGAAGCCTCATAGATATTTTATTGATTTAACTATTAAGAGGATGGATGGAAAGGTTGTCTTGGTTGAAATAAAACCCGCCCAACAAACCCAACCACCTAAGAGAAAGAACCTTAATGAAGCTTTAGCCTATATGAAGAATACCTCTAAGTGGAAGTATGCTAAAAGGTATTGTGATGATAGAGGTTATAAGTTTGAGATCTGGACAGAGAATACATTAGAGTCATTTGGTATTAACTTAATGACTATGAAGAACAAAGTATCCAAGACCAAAACCGGTAAGAAGATATGGAAGTCTTTTAAAAGGATAAAGGTAAAAAAAAAGTTATAAATAAGTAATATGATAAACAATACAAATAAATATGGGTAGCTTATTCGATAAACTAGAATCAGAAGCGTTCCGTAAAGGTCTTAGTAAAAGATCTAAAGAAGCGCAGACGTGGTTTAGAAAACAAGTACAAGGCATGGGTCAGATTAACATGCATAAGATGATGAAGGACGATAGGTTAGTTAAGAAGTCTCGCCCTAGAGTTGGCGATATGTTTATGTATGCGTATGATCCAAAGCATAGAAAGACCTTACCTTATTATGATAGGTTCCCATTAACCATCATGGTTGATAAAGCTCCTGGTGGATTCTATGGGTTGAACTTACATTACCTACCATTAAAGCAAAGGGCTATATTCTTAGATAATTTGTCGGCCATTGCTAATAATAAAAGGTATGATGAGACAACTCGATTAAAATTGAGTTATGCATTATTAAAAGGAGCATCTAAGTTTAAATACTTTGCTCCATGTTTTAAACACTATTTAACATCTCAAGTGGATTCTAAGATAATGAAGGTAGAAGCGTCAGAGTGGGACATAGCAATATTCCTACCTACTGAGAACTTTGCTAAAGCTAAGAAGTCTAAAGTTTGGAAAGATTCAAGGAGTAAGTGGTAGATGAGTTTACCTGTCGGCATTGATGCCTTAAAATCAACAATCGGAAAACGCGGTGGTTTAGCAAGAGCTAATAGATTCGCCATATATATTACCCACCCTAATATGAAGAATGCATTAGGTCCTGGCTTAATCAATATGGATATTGGTGGCTTAGTATCTAACGTGGCTGGTTCATTGCTGTCTGGTGGTTCTGTTGACCCTATGGCATTTATTAATGATCCTCGGGATATGTTCTTATTGTGTGAGAGTGTTCAGTTGCCCGGTAAACGTATTGCTGCAATGGAATCATTCGTTACACATAAAGCTATTAAGAAACCTTATTCATACTTAGTTGATGAGGTTACCTTTTCATTTATTCTTACTAATGATTACTTTGCTAAGAAGTATTTTGATTCATGGCAATCATTAGTGGTTAATCAGGACTCTTTAAAGGTTAGTTATAAGAACGATTATGTAACAGATGTTACTATACAACAATTAACACCATCAAATGATGTTATTCCAGCATACTCTGTTAAGTTAAAGAATGCATTCCCTATTGCTGTAAATGCAATTGAATTATCGAATACAACAGAGAATAGTGTAATACAATGTTCAATAACATTATCATTTGATGATTGGGAAGAAGTAGGATTGCTAGACGGGTTTACCGATTTAGTTTCAAAAGGCAGAGATATATTTGATGCTACAGTGGGTCAAGTGAAAGGATTATTTTAAATTTTATAATGGAGATATATTATGAATACATTACCAAAGTTATCTGTACCTAAGTACAGTTTAATTATACCCTCTACGAAAGAGAGAGTATCATACAGACCTTATTTAGTTAGGGAAGAAAAGATATTAATGATTGCGTCAGAGTCAGAAGACTCGGATCTAATTCAAACAGCATTAATCGATCTGGTGGCGGAGTGTTTGGATTATAAAGGGGATGTTAATACATTAACCAATTGTGATTTGGAATACATCTTCTTACAATTACGCGGTAAGAGTGTAGGTGATAAGATTGATATTCTTAAGACTTGTGTAGAGTGTGATGCTAGTAATGATGTTACTATTGATATTAGTACAGTAACAGTTATTGATCATAGTCCTAAAGACGGTATTATTAGATTGTCTGACGACTTATCGTTAGAATTGAATTACCCTACATTAGGTAATAAAATTGATTATAATAGTAAAGATTCAGATACAGAAGTTTTAATTAAAAGTGTCGCGACAGCTTTAGCAGTTGTATATTATGGGGAAGAAACCTATAACGCAGCGGACACACCAATTGAAGAAAGGATTGAGTTTGTAGAGGGGTTTAGTAATGCCCAGTTTCAACAAGCTGTTGATTATTTATTAATGGCTCCATACGTAGAATACTCAAGTGAGTTTACTTGTTCTAAGTGTGGACATAAAGAGAAGTTTAGTTACACAGGAATTATAGATTTTTTTATATAGCTCTTTCGCATGAATCATTAGAGTCCTATTATAGGATGAATTTTTCGTTGATGGAGGAGCACAAATACAGTTTATTAGAGTTGGATAACATGCTCCCTTGGGAACGTGAAATTTACACTAGTCTACTTATTAAGCAAATTAACGAGGACATAGCAAATGCCGGCAAATAGGAATGGATCAAGTCTAAAAAATAAAGAGCAGCAGAATAGAATGCAATCTACTTTAGATAAGTCTAAGAATTCAATGAAGAACCTTGAAGGAGGTTTTGATAAATTGAGAGAGGTTCTTGATGAACTAAACAAAAACGTTAAAGTATTAAACGTAATTGAAGGATTGCAGTTAGCTAACGACCGCGTTAGTAACAAAGATAATATCGATAGAACAGATAAGCAAACTCGAGAACTTGTCGATACTGATAAAGATTCAGCTAAGTTCATGGTTGAGCAGAACGCTCGAAATGAAGCAGGCTTGCGTGCTATTAGAGATGGTGTAATTAGATTTCATTCAGACTTCATGGGTAATAGTAAACAACAACAAGCTGATCGATTAAAGATTGCATCTAAAGAACATAATGATGGCATTAAGAAACACCGTTCTGTAGGTATGGCTCAAATGGACTTCCTCGAAAAGTTTAACATAACCAGTGTTTCAGGACTCGATAAGAATGGTTCATTTAAAAACTCTGAAACTGGTGAGACTCTAACCAGGAA